GCTGGTTCGAAGATGTTATCAACGAGTGCATCCGTCGCATGGGCTATGGCGACACGCACGAGTTTACCTTCCGTGTCGCTCGTGAACAGGATGGCTTGAAACAGATGCAGATTGACGTGGGCTACCTCGCGAAGGGCGTGTGGTCCATCAACATGGTTCTTGAAGACTTGGGTCTCGACCCAATCGACGCGCCATGGGCTGACGGGCACTACATCGACACACCAACTGGTGCTGTGCCAGTAGACCAGATTGACGCTTTCATGAAGGCCACCATCGAGGGCATTCAGGCTAAGGCCAACCCACCAGCGCCTGCACCCGCTCCCGGTGGTGGTCCCGCTCCGGCTGCAACACCATCAGCAAAGGCTGATGCTATCCAGAAGGCATTCACTGATGTGCTCACGCTGGTGAAGGCTCATCACCCAGAAGCCAAGGAAGCGGCTGACAAGCTGCAGGCCAAACTCACGCGCAAGCTGAAGGCAGCTCAAGCTGAGGTCGAGAAGAAGATTCGCGAGAAGGTCTAATGACCCTTCAAGAAATCGAAGCCATCCTTGACGCGATTGACTGGGGGGATATCGAAGACGATATCCAAACCGAGGTCACGCAGGCCGCACTCGCTGGTGTGAGCGATGCGATCCTCGGTGGCGAGATTGATAATGCCAATCTCATTTCAGCATCCAACGAGTCTGCCCGAACCTACGCCAATGAGCGTGCGGCTGAACTCGTGGGCAAGGGCGAGCAGTCCATTGCCGAGACCACACGTCAGGCTTTACGCGACATCCTCACAGCTTCCTTTGAAGAGGAAACCAACTCTGCCGATCTGATCCAGCAAATTCAGGACGCTGGCATCTTCAGTGAGGCTCGCGCCACCATGATCGCACGCACCGAAGTCAATCGTGCGGAACTCGGTGGCAACATCGCAGCTTGGAAGCAGATGGGCAACGTCCAACTCGTGGACTGGGTGAATGGCGAAGAGGCCTGCGACGAGTGCCAGCAGTACGAGGATGAGGGTCCATACACGCTGGAGGAAGCCACAGACCTACTGGACGAGACACATCCAAACTGCCGCTGCGGACTCGTGCCACACCCTGCTGACGAGGAAGACTGACTTCCGCGTATTAGATAGAGACCCACCCATGGCAAAGACGTTCGAGTTCCAAGAAATTCTCCGGATTACCAAGATGGATCCCATCCAAGGTAAGTTCTGGGCCACCGCTGCCTTGGGCAAAGTCAAGGATCGTGCGGGCGAGCGTCTCAACTACCCCAAGTCCAAACCCAATTTTGAAACCATCATGAAGTCCCAGAGCGCAGCCACTGCTGGTGTCTCTGTGTTTCCGCTCCGGCTCCAACACGACGATAACTTCGTCGCAGGCCGTATTGACGCAATGACTTTTGATGACGTGGCTCAATCCATTGACGTAGAAGGAACCGTTGTACACCCCATCGCGAAGATGCTTCTCGCTGAGAAGTGCCTCACCGGGGTGTCCATCGGCGGATCATGCACCAAGTCTCAACTCTCAGATGGCACTGTCGAGTACGTTGCCATCCCTCAAGAGATCTCGGTTGTGGATCGTCCCTGCCTCCCGCAGGCCACGTTCCAGTTGGTCAAGGCTGACGGCACCTTTGAGATGTGCAAGTTCGCCAGCGAAGAGACTTCCAACTCCCTGATTGAGACCCTGCTGAAGGCTCAACCTACTATGTCGGCTGAAACTGAAAAGGCCATGACCGAGCGGCTCGCTGCCCTTGAGAAGAGCGTCAACGACTTCTTCGAGCTGGCTAAGAAAGCGGCTGTATGTCCATGCCAGATGTGCGAGACGTGCACCAAGGCCATCATGGAGAAGCGGGATGTCTCCTCGGACGAGCGTCAGAAGCTGGCCGACAAGGGCCATGCGATGCCCGACGGCTCGTATCCTATCGCCAATGTGAACGACCTTGAGAACGCTATCCAAGCCTTCGGTCGTGCCAAGAATCCCGACGCTGTAAAAGCACACATCATCGCCCGAGCAAAACAGCTTGGAGCAACCAGTAAACTCCCCGAGAAATGGGGAGTGTCCGAAAAGTCTGACTTTCAAACTCCTAAATCAGAGGTCACCATGAGCAAAGAATTCAAAGATATGAATCAAGAAGAACTGGCGAAGGCCCACAAGTCTGCGATGGACCATCTCGGTCTCGCGAAGGCCGAACATGCCGCACACGTCGCAGAAATGCACAAAGCGCATGACGCCCACCAAGCAGTGATGCATGGTCACCTTGACAACGTCGCGAAGGCCATGGGCTGCGACACCGTTCCGATGCAGACGACCAAGGCCGTCGTTGCGGACACCCTGAAGAAGGAAGACGCAAGCAAGCCTGCCAAGACTCAGGAAGAGATCATCACGGAAACGGTGACCGCTGTTCTGAACAAGGCCATGGGCATCGAGCCTGAAAAGGAACTGACGCTCGAAGAGAAGATCACCAAAGCGGTGAACGCTGCTCTGGAGCCAGTCCTGCAGAAGGCTGTTGGCAACCGTCCACGTTTCGTCCCTCAGGAAAACACTGAGAAGGAACTGACGGAGACCGAGAAGGTCGAGCTGGCAAAGAAGGCCGCAAGTGGCGACCGTGAGGCACAGTTGAAGATGTTCAAGTCAACCTCTGCTTCGCAACTGTCGCAAGCATCCCGCGCCTAAGCGAAACGGGACGTTCGTTCGTCGAGGCACAAAGTTTTGAGCAGTCGGCATAAGGTGCTGGCTGTAGGAATCAAGTTTAGGAGAACCAAATGAGCAACAAAGGCAACCTGATGGAACTGCTTCGTGGCGTGCAGCGCATGAGCAAGGACGCTTCATCGTCCGGTGGATCGATCTTCTCGAACCTCGGCCTGAATGCGGTCAACCTCGAAGCGCAGGCAAAGTCGCTGATCCCGTACAACGCTCCCTTCTTGAAGAGCACTCCCCGCGTCGTTAGCGACGTAGGTGGCAAGACGGTTCAGTGGAAGGCCGTGCTGACCAGCTCACCGGGAATCGTGACGCTGCCAGAAGCACTGCGTGCCGCAAACATGAGTTTCTTGGAGAAGGACTACTCCTCAGCGTTCAAGACGACCGCTGTTGAAGTGTCGGTCTCCCAGTTCGCTCAGCAGACTGGCCGTGGGTTCCAAGACAACTTGGGATTCGCCCAGTTCTCGGCTCTGCAGACCTTCCTCCGTGCACAGGATCAACAGATTCTCTGCGACGGCAACTCCGGTCCTGCCACGGTAGGCGGAAATGGCTTCGCTCTGACCACGACCAGCACTCCGGTCGCTTCGCTCGTGGCTGACTCCAGCGTTCTGGGAAGCATTCCCGGCTCCACTGAAATCTCAGCCTTCGCAGTCGCCCTCACGAACTTTGGCGTCCGCGCTCAGGCCGATGCATCTCTCAACCTCGAGATCAGCGGCAGCGCAGTCAAGGGTTTGACCCCAGTGCTCAAGCTGACCAACGCCACTGGCGTCGAGATTGACGCCTCAGGCGGGACCGCCATCGTCAGTGCACCGTCCAACGTTGTGGAAACCGATTCCAGCCATCACGCTGTGAAGTTTGTCATCCCAGCGATGCTCGGCGCAGTTGGCTATGCCCTGTACGTGGACATCACCGACTCGTCCAGCCCAGTTTCTTCGGATGCCTATTTTGCTGGCATCTATCCGAGCAACACCATCATCCTGAAGTCGATTGCTGGCATCACTGCCAACCAGAAGCTGAGCGACGCCAGCGCAGAAATGCTGGACACCGACCTCAGCTACGACGTCAACGCGGTGGACAGCTACATCGCTTGGGCGTTGAACTGGAACACTCCTCCGTCCGGCTATGCAGGCTTCGCCTCGTATTACGTTGACCTCGGTGGAGCGACGCTGAATGGCGACGGCTCTGGCCAGATCAACGAGTTCACCACCATCGGCGCGTACCTGTACGACAACTTCAAGTCGGCTCCGGATCGCATCCTGATTTCTTCGCAGACTGTCAGCGGCACTTCGATGCGCGCTGAGATTCAAAAGGAACTGTTGCTCTCGGGCAGCTCAGGCGCAGCGCGTTTGAACTTCCAGAGTGGCGCGTCTGGACAGATGTCCGGAACGTATGACTGGTCCTACGAGTGGGCATACTCGTACGACGGCATGCCAAAGAACCTCGAAATCGAAGTGATGCCGTGGCTCGCTCCCGGTCAGATCATCTTCGAAACGACTCGCAACCCGTATCCCCAGTTCGCTGGCGACATCCCGGCTGCGTTCGAAGTTCACTGCTTGCTCGACACGTTCAGCGTGTTGTGGCCAGTCGTTCAGTACGAGCAGTCGCTCGGCATTGCGAACTTCACCGCGACCAAGAGCTACCTGCCGCACGTCAGCGCAGTGCTCCAGAACGTTGGCTAAACCCCAGCGTCACAATTTCACCATCACCCGAAACGGGTCAGGGTCAACGATCCTGACCCGTTTTGTTTTAGGAACCCATGAAGACGAACCCAACAGAAGCACTCAGCACGGTCGCTCTCGTCAAGGCGGAGTTTGGTCCGGGCATCGACACGTCTAAGCCTGACTCCGACATTGAAGAGTTCATTACTGACCTCAGCCAAGACTGGCTGCAGCGTTGCGGAGTGTTCTCGCTGAGCACGCTCTACGACGTCACGGAAACTTACGACGGCTCTGGCACTCACAGGCTGAAGACACGGCAGGTGCCTATCAATTCCGTGGCCAAGCTGACTATCTGGACGCGAGTAATCCCAGAAAGCACAGGTCCAACCGTGGTGGGATGGGGCATCGAAGACAACCAGAACTTCATCTTCCTTCGCGGCTGCAGATTCCCACGTGGCACTCAGAACATTCAGGTGACCTACGAGGCAGGAGCCGACGGTGTTCCCGGTGACGTGCAGCGTGCGTTCACTCGCCACTGTGCGCTGGAGTTCAAACGTAAGGACAGTATTAACCTTAAGTCCGTCAGCCTTGCGAGTGGTGGAACCACAACGTATTTGAGCAACGACGAGCTGCCTCCGGACATCCTGCGTGTGATTCGCAACCACAGCAGAATCGGAATGTAATGATCAGAATCACTAGCAACATGCCACAGTTCTCGGCTCAGTTTCAGGCTCGCGCGAGTGTGCTCGTGCAACGGCTCGTGACAAAGATCAACGACCTCACGGTCCGGCTTCAGAGACGCATCTTGAGTCGTCCGGGGAGTCCCGCGAGTGCTTCGCACAGGCGGAAGGGCTGGCTGGCCAACTCTGTGCGGCCTATTCCCGCTACGGCCTCGGGAAGCACGGTCACTGGCAGCGTTGAAGGAGCCGGGGGAGCCGCGTGGTACGGCAGGCTTTTTGAAGACGGGACGAGCAGTGCGTACGAGATTCTGGCCAGCAACAAGAAGGCCATGGCTTTTGAAATGCACGGTGAAGCTATGGTCCTGCGCAAGGTGCTGCACCCTGCGTTCGACTCGGACAAGCTGGCGTTCATGTCGCCCGTGTTGATGGAAATGCAGGACGAGATTCATTCAGAAATTCAGGCCGTCACATTGGAGACGTTGCGTGGCTAAGGCAAAACGGGAAACGGTATTCGCGGCTCTGTATCAGCTCCTGCTCACAGGAGACTATCCGTTCGATATCGTGAATGAAGACGATGGCCGCTTAATGCGGCAATGGGATCAGTTCCCCTCAGTCAACCAGCCTGCGCTCTACCTTCAGGAAGGCTCGCAGAAAGCCGAGCAGAACACTCCCGGTGGAGCACTCGGGCTGAATCGCTGGCTCTACAACGCGAAGGCTTGGTTCTTCTTCAGGCGGCAAGGCGATGTACTCCCAGCTACGATGTACAACAACATCCTCGACGCCGTTGATGCGTTGATCGTCCCGGTGAACTTCCCCGGACAGAAACAGACTCTTGCAGCACAGAATGGCGGAGTGCCTCTCGTGACAAACGTCCGAGTGACAGAGGCTATGTGGGACGAGGGTACTCTCGATCCGACTGCAGGGCAGGTAATTGTTATGGTGGGACTCGAAATCCTGACCAGCAACTGACTTTTCAAATCCTTATAGAGGTCACAGCAACATGTCCAACTCATCGATGCAACTCGTAAGCTCCTTTGCCATTGGGAACATTTTCATCAATCCCAACGCAGGCTTACTCCCGGCTAATCCGACGCCGTTTGAACTGAAGACGATCTCCGAAATCACGCTCGACTACAAGGGCAAGAATGTGTCCTTGCGTGGGCAGTACCTCGTGCCAGTCGATGCGCGTATCGCTGACGTGGAATTCACGGGCAAGTTCACCATCGGAACTTCGAACCTCAACCAATTGAACCAGCTTCTGTTTGCTGGCACGCTGAATACCTCAGCCGTGGACACCATCGTTCCCGACGAAGCAGCGACGCCGTCTGGCTCGCCTCCGGGAATGTACACAGTGGTCAGCCATTCGACCTTCTCCGAAGACCTCGGAGTCTCGTATCAGACGAACTCCGGTCAGCTTCAGCGCGTCTCCGTTGTGACACAGCCGGGACAGTACAGCGTTGACGGCTCGGGCAACTACGATTTCTATGATGACACCCCGGTGTACATCTCGTACGTCTGCACCAAGAACACTGGTGCGTCGCTCACGATCCCGAACAACCTCCAAGGTCAGTCGCCTCAGTTCGAGTTGGCTGCTTGGATCCCGAACAGCGACGGTCCAACGGCTGGCTACAACGGCTACCGTTTCTTCGCTTGCCGAGCGCATAGCTGCAAGTTGCTCGCTGGCAAGAACAACGACTTCAACAAGTGGGAAGTCGAGTTCGCCGTCTTCTGTCCGGTCAACGCGCAAGTGGGCGAGTTGATCCAGACCGTCATCTAAGTTTCAATGCAGCGCCAGAAGGGAGCATCGCCCGATGCTCCCTGCAGTATTAACCTTCACGCGGCCTTCGCACTCTGCGGACGCCCGAATCGCAAGAAAACTCCCATCAAAAGGAACACTCTATGTTTGGATCAGACAAGAAGAAAATCTCTCTCAAACCGACTCCCTTCCTCGCGACCATCGCGGGTCAGGATTACCGCTTCGCGGCTCTATCTTTGAAGGAGTGGGAACAGCAAGTCGAAGCTGAAGCTGCTGCGGTCAAAGCCAACGACCGAGTGAAACTCCTCGACCTGCATCGGCAGGTGGTGTTGGTCGCTCTCACCAAAGGTGGCAATGACGTCTCCATGGATGAACTCGTGGAAATGGACGTGCCCTTGTTTCAGGCAATTTTCTCGGCTGTCATGCAGGCACACGGCATGAAGCTGGAAGCAAAAGTGGGGGAAGCAAGTCCTCTTTAACCGAGTGGCTCCGGTTGATGAGGGGAAGACTAGCCACGCAGTGCGGCTACACGCAGGAGTACATCGATGCGATGGACTTCCTCGACGTGCAGAAGATGTCGGAGTTTTGGAGGCTCGAACCTCCGTTCGACTCCCTGTATCTCGCGGCTCATTTCAAACGCGAGGATGCGCAACAGAAGATGGCGATTATCCCGAACACGGGAGCCTCACGGCCTTGGAAGGATCAGCCTGAGCACATCAAGCAGGCAATCATCGCGCACTATCTGACGTCGAACCCCGGTATGACCGTGGAGGATTTCGAAGCAGACCGAGTGGCACAGCAGACGAGACGCAACAAGGAACGCTTGGCAGAGGCACGCAGAGACAGGGAACTAAAGAAGGCATTGAGAAATGGCTGACGAAATCAGAATCACTATCGAAGGTGACGCGAGTGGGGCGACAGCTTCGCTCGCCGAAATCAACGCTGCCCTGAATCAGGCACAGGCCGAGATGGTCTCTGCTGGCACCGCAGGCACGGCATCAGGCAAGGCAATCTCTGAAGGTATGCAGATGGCCGACTACTCCATGATGGAGGCTCGGCACTCGGCAATGTTATTGGGCGAGGAGATGGGCGTCCACATCCCGCGAGCCGTGTCCACCATGCTCGCGTCCATCGGTCCGCTCGGAGCATTGATGGCCGCTGCCTTCCCGATCTTGGGAGCACTGGCCCTGATCGACATCATCGGTAGAGTCATCGACAAGTTCTCTGAGTCCGGTGCTGCAGCGGAGAAGGCCGACAAGCAGTGGAAGGACATGGGACACGACATGGTTGAGTCCCAGAACAAGGCCAATGAATCGCTGGCCAAGACCATCGAGGAAGTTGACAAGATTCGCACTCCCGGTGCAGTCGGTCAACTGCGCGCACTCGAAGACGAGATGGACCGTCTGTCCAACTCTTCGTCCTCGCTCGGCAAGGCGATGCAAACCGTCATCGACAAAGAAGCCGAGATGGCTGGCAAAGAGACGATGGGGGACAAGATTGGAAACACCCTCCAGAAAATCTTCACCTACATCCCCGGCTTAACAGGTCTGGCAAACGCTTACCACAACACTCACATGGAGGAGTTGGCACTCGCAGAGGACGCGAAGGAGTTTGGAGACAAACTGCGCGGCACTCTGGACACCGAAGGCACCACGGCTGGCTTGAAGCTGGTGACCGACGAACTCAACAAGGTCTATGTGGCCTTGCAAAAGGATCCAAACAATGAGCCGCTCCTGCGCTACAAGACCACACTCGAAGGGGTGCAGAAAGCACTTTCCACCGAAGCCAGCGAAAAGTTCTGGAAGGAACAGAAGGTCGGAGCCGAGGAAGCCGTCATCCGGACGAAGGAACTCGCTGACGTCCACAAAGTTCTGCAGGATGCCATCAAGGAAACGGGCAAGATCGAAGAGGAGCAACAGAAGGTAAGTGGCAAGCTGATCGACGAGGAACTGAAGTCTCAGCTTGAATCCGAGTTGAAGGCTGGCGAAGCCATCCTGAAAGCCGGAGACGCGGAACTCAAGCTGAACGAGGCTACCGCGAAGTCTGCTGCCGAGGCTCAGATGGACGTTGTGGCCCGTGAGAAAGCAGCGGGTCATGTTCAGGCCACGGTGGAAGCCGAGCAGTTGCTCATCCAATTGTTGCAGCAGGAGAAGGAAGCCGCACTCGGTGTCGTCGATGCCAAGCTGGCTGAAGCGCAAGCCGCGATGGACGTGGCTGAAACCTCTGGTGCTGGCGGTGGCTTGAACACTGCCGACTACAACAATGCGCTCGCGGAGTACCGCAACTATCAAGCGCAGCGTCTGCAAATCGCTGCTGAGGCTGACAGAAGGATCACAGCGGTTTCCGATGCTGAACTGAAGACCGAGACCAAGGAATATCAAGCCTATCTCCACCAGTTCAACTCTGAATTCGCCAATGCATACGCCAACATTGAGATGGGCCACGAGACTCTGGGCAAATCTGCCGCAAGAATGTACGACCAGATGACGACGTCGCTGCTCAAGAATCTCGCTGTGGCGGCTCTGGCTCAGATGGAAGGCCTTGCCCTGCACAAGACCGTCGCAGCACAGAAGCAGCTCACTGATGCTAAGGGAGCCGCAGGAGGAGCGTACAACGCTCTGGCCGACGTGCCGATCATTGGCCCATTCATCGCTCCGATCGCAGCCGCAACCGCGTTCGCTGCCGTCATGGCCTTTGACGAAGGCGGTATGGTGCCGGCGACCCAGATGGCTCTGGTCCACAGTGGCGAAGCAGTCCTGACTCCGCAACAGACCGAGAACTTGAAAGCGGCAGCGGACGAAGGTGGTGGGGACACGCACTACCACGACCACACGACCACGATCACCACGATGGACTCCGCAGACTTCAAGTCATTCCTGAAGCGCAACCCCGGTGCACTCTCGGCTGGGATCGAACACGCTCACAAGAACGGGCACCTTGACTTGAGCAGAATGGCGCGAGGTAAATAATGCCGCTCCCATCAAACATCTCGGGAATTGGAATCATCGGGTTCTCGGACCCCAAGACTTTCTTCATCGGCTTCACAGGCAGTGGCGCATACCCACTTCGCGGCCTTGGCTGGAGTCTGACCGATGACCCTGCGTTCAAAACGCTGGACCAGATGACACAGGGTGGCCGCGAGGTTATGAACTCGCTCTACCTCAATCCTCTGCACTCGTTCAAGCTGATCTACAACTTTCTGGAGAACGACCCTGGCCTGAACATCGGTGGAAACCCCGACACTGACTTTCGTCTGCTGTACAGCTTTTATCTGGCACACAACGGACGCTTCCAAGAGTTCCTGTACCAGACTCGCGAAGCCTCGGTGACCAAGCAACAGCTCGCGCTGCCGGACGCAAACGGCTACGTCGAACTCGCGTACTCCAATGGCCCATTCTTTCAGGAGTCCGTGCAGGAGATGAACAACGTCCTGCCGACGATCTATTCGTACGACACGATCAGCCACGTGTACACCAACCGGACGGTCGATTGCAGCTTCTACACGGCTGACTCCATCGCTGGCTACTCTGGCATCGTCTTCACCAGCACGTACACGCTGGGAGCCAACGAAGTCTTCGCGTGGAGCGGCACGTGGTATTACCGCGTTCACTTTGGCAAGGACACCTACAGCTTCGACGAGTTCATGTATCAGGTGATGAAGGTCGGCATCGAGCTGCAACAAGTTCGTATTTAATCTCAATGAAGAAAGTCATCAACACAGCGGGAGTTGACCGCACGGCCATGTGCTTCCAGTGGCTGACAGGGCAAGGAGTGGCCGCGTGGTCCTCCATCACGTCCTATGTCAAGGGTGACATGGCCCAGACCGCAGACAACAAGCTGTGGCGTTGCATCGTGCCAAACATCAACGAGGAGCCGGGAACGGCTGGCAGTCCACCGGGAACCTACTGGCTTTCAGTGGACGAGCACGGCGAGCGCAACGTGGTGATGAGGGATTTCTACTTCATCGGTCCGCCAGTCTATTACCCAAGCTTGGGTTCAGGCTCTGGCCCTTTGGATTCCAACTACGGTGCGTACCCCTTGGTGGACAGCGACGCTCCCATCTCGTACCAGCCGTATGAAGAGATTCCAAATCAAGGCCACGTGCCCGTCATCACGTTCGTGCCATTCAGCATCGAGAAGGACAAGCTGGAATACAAGACAGGCTTCGAGGCATCGACACTCAACCTCACACTGCGTCCTCGTGATCCGAATCCGAAGACAACTCCGGTGGCAAACGTCTCGCCCTATCTGTTTCGTGGCATTGCAACTGGTGGTGGCTACGATTCAGCAACCTTCGCGGAAGGCATCCTGACAAAGGCTCCTTATTCGGACATGTACACCCACGTGGGTCCAGTCCTGTACCAGACCATGCGGCAGTCCTTCGCACAGAGTCAAGAATGGTATCTCGCTCCAGTGACCGTGTGGCGAACGTTCTCGCCAGCCGAGGACCCATCCGACGTCACCAGCTATGGAGCGGCTGTCATGTTCCGTGGACGCATCTCGTCGATCCAAGTGGATGCTGAGGACGTGAAGATTGCCGTCGCATCGCTCATGGAGATTTTCAAGCAGAAGGTTCCAAGCCAGACCATCCAGCCGGGGAACAGGTGGGCACCGTTCAACTTCCAAGCCACTGAGGACTTCTTTGGCTCTGTTAATCCGGTGACCATCGGTGGTTTCAATTATGTCCGGCTCCAGATTCCAACTCCGATTGCAGACGGTGATCTTGCTGAAGGTTTCGCACTTGTTGGTGCGTTCTATAGCGCGAGTCTCGCGGGTTCTTGGTGGAGGCACGTTCTGACCAACGTTGGCACGACTTTTGATGGCACCTACTATCACACGACGGTCGTGTTCCTCGAGAACTTGCCGATTGATCTAACAACCTTGGGCGATGTCGAGGCACGGCTCTGGAAATCCAGCGACACAGCGACTAACCCGAGTGGACCGGGGAGTGGATTCCCGTATGTTCCGCAACCCCTGACAGGAATCGCGTAATGACCGAGCGTGAAGCCATCATCGACGAAGCACTGGCGTGGGTGGGCACTCCCTTCCTGCACGACGCTGAAGTCAAGGGAGCGGGTTGCGACTGCGCTCACCTGATCAACGCGGTGTACTCGAAGGCAGGCAAGATGCCACACCTAATGTTCCCACACTACTCGCCTGACTGGTGGAGGCACACGGACAATCCCGAGCAGCACATTGTGGAGAACGCAAAGAAGTATTTCCGCGAGATCACGGCGGAGGAAGCCAAGCCGGGGGATTGGGTTGTACTGTTCATCGGCAAGGCATGGGCTCATTGCGCGATTCTTGTGAGCGACCATCAGGTCGTGGAGGCATGGCCGACTCGCGCGTTAGTTTCGTTGGTCAACGTCCGCGAGGAGCGGCTGTACCGTACGCATCAGAAAAGATTTTTCACATCATGGTAGAGACAGCACAAGCCGAGGAGCAGCAGGTCTACAAAGTCCTATTCACCTTCACCGTCAAGGCGAAGTCGCAGGAGGAAGCCAACGGCTTCATCTATCACCGGATGACGAAGCTGGCTGAGTGGTTCGGCTGGGAGAAACCTCAGCAACTGGAGAAATTGTAATGGCCGTAGGATTCGGAGCAAAGACGAACGCGACGCATGAGCCTGCCATCCTTGGGGTTCAAGTCACCACTTCGCTCTACAACTCGGCAATCCCTCTGCTCATCGGCAAGCGCAGAGCGTCAGGCCGCGTGGCCTGGTACGGTGACTTCGGTCCCTCTCCCGGCTCTGGCAAGAAGGGCAAGTCAGGCAAGAAAGGTGGGCCAACCAGCTACCAAGCCAACCTCGACATGCTCATCGCCTTTGGACCGATCTGGAATATCCAGAGCGTGTGGCAGAACTCCAGCATCTGTGGCTACGGCTCAGGCTTGAGCAGCTTCTCGCAGATGGGCCATCAGGACTTCACCATCACAGGAGCCGACAGCTACAGCGGTAGTGTGACGAACTTTCCGGGAGGATACAACCTCGACTTCATCTCGGCCATCGGCTTCATCCCCGACACGCCAGTCTCGGCTTCCATTAACGACTACGGTGACCCGCAAGGCTCGCACAGCATCACCGAGACCGACACTGAGCAGTGGCTCTACAACACGTATGAGAACTACGCTGGCTCAGGTCTGGCCAGCATCGCATGGCGTCCCGGCTCGCAAGAGTTCGGTGTTCCGTATTGCAACAGCGCATCGTGTACCTTCCCCATCGGTGTGGACCACGGTGGAGCGGCCTTCACTTGCACGTTTCCCACGAACGTCACTGGGACCATTCGCGTCTACTGGGGAGCGACCAAGTCAGCGCACGACACTCCACTCACCTACATCAAGTTCGAATTCGAGCCAATGCTCGGCTCAGGCAACGAGTACAGCGCAACTCCCGGTCAACAGATTCAGTATCCTGAACTGTCCGGTGCGGGTGGTGTACACATTGACCTTGGCATCTCGGGCACGGCTCCACAGCTCGACGTCGAAGCTGAAGGTCTCTACGCGCTGGACAAGAACGGTCAGGCCAACCCTGCCGATCTGATCCTCGACCTCATCCTGTCAGGCAACGCGTACCACAATAACCATGATGGGACTTGGAAAGGCTTCTGCTTCAGCCACGGCTTGAACTTTGGTGGTGACCCGAGCCGAGCAAACTTCTCTGGCTTCGACCCCGGCTTCTCCGGTTCGCTCACGTGGCCTCCGACCATTAGTTTTCCGTGGGTATTGCCAATGCCGAATGGCGAGGTTCAGTCAGGCTCGCCGTTCCAGATTCTGCGCGACCCCCCGCTTTTCTATCAGGGAGTGTTCGACTACTCGACCGGAGCACCATACTCGGTCAACTCCATCGTGAAGGGCAGCGACGGCAAATACTATCGCGCACTCACGTATGCCAACCAAGACCCAGTCAGCGGTGGCTCCACGCAGTGGGCCATCTTCGACGGCAACTTCTCGGACGGTCTGATGGATGTGCGCGATTACTGCGCTGCCAATGGCATCTTCATCTCGACCTATCTCGCTTCGCAACGGCCATGCGCTGACGTGCTGAAGGAAGCCTGTGAGATTGCCAACTGTGAACCAGTTTGGAATGGCCAGTCGCTCGATTTCTATCCGCTGAGTGAGGTCAGCCAAGTTGGTGGTGGTGTTGTGTACACACCACGCACGGCCTCTGGCCCCATCCTCTCGGTGGACTCCAATTATTTCGAAGTGGCAAAGGACGAGGCTCCCGTCGCTGTCAAGCAAGAGAACATGCAGAGCGTCGCCAACATTCTGGACATCAACTATTGCGAAGCGGGATTCGACTCGAATGGTGCGTGTGGCTACCAAGCCTACCAGTCTACGTCCGTGCGCATCTGCGATGCCGAGCACGCTGGCCTGTACGGTCCCATGAATGGCTCGCCTCGCGGCTACGATGACTACATCACCGACGCCAGTGTGGCAACCAAGGTGGGTTGGCCCATCATGAAGCGGCAACGCTACGCCGATACCTACACCGTTGAGTTCCGTCTGCCTCAGACCATGGCCAGCTTGCTGGACCCCATGGACTTGCTCACCGTGAACGATCCTTTGTTTGGTGGTGCTCTGACCACAGGAGTGAAGACCTCAGGACCGAGCAGTCAGGACGTCCGCATCACCGAACTCGCCGAGGACAAGGATGGCATCTGGACCTTGTCTTGCGAGCGTTTCATGTACGGCATGTCGGCTCCTCAGGCTCCCAACACGGCTTCCTCTGTCCCGAACCCTCCACCGAGCCTCAGTGCGCTGGCTGGCAGCGTCAATAATCCAGTGTTCTTCGAGCCTACGGCTGCGCTCGCTGTCGCTCTGGGCATGGGCTCAGAAGGTGGCCTCGCTATCGCGGTGAGCGGCTCTGCGCCGAACTACGGTGGTTGCGTGGTCAACGTCTCGACCGACGCTGGATCGAGCTATCAAATTCTCGGCAGACTGGTCGGCAACTCAGTGATGGGTTTCACCACAGCCGACTATCCAACCCACGTCAATCCAGACAGTGTGGACACGCTGTCAGTGGACCTCGCTGAGTCCGAAGGTGATCTGATCTCCTACACGACTGGTCAGCAGAATGCCTTAATTCCGATTGCCCTGCTGGAAGGTGGTGGCACTGGTTCGGCTGGCGGTTACTCGACCACGCTGCCATACGAGATCATTGCGTACAAGACTCGAACGCTCACGTCGGCTTTCAACTACGATCTGACCCCGACCATTCTTCGCGGACAGCTTGGCACAGTGCCAGCCGATCACCCATCGTCGCCAGTCAGCTCGTTCGTGGACCTGAGTGACCCGAACACGGTCTTCAAGACCAAGATTCCAACTGGCAACATCGTCGGCAATACGCTGTACTTCAAGTTCCAGACTTTCAACAAGTACGGAGCCGCGATTGAGGACATCACCACGTGCGCTGTGTACACGTTTGCTCTGACCGGGGCGACCAACCCGACTGCACCAACCAGTCCCGGTGGCAGCTACACCATCACGCCATCGCCTCTGCTGTACCAAGGCAGGGTGGGTGGATGGCCGGGAGTGGATGGCAGCTCGACTGGCTGGACCGATCCAACCAAGGTCTACTGGCCAGCATTCACTGCCAACTTCCCGACAGGTGCGGTGAGCTATGCAGCCAACGATTCGGGCACCGTGGCCTTCAGCGGCAGCGGTCAGACAAAGTACATCACCATCGCCGATCCTTCGAGGAGCGGCTCGGGCACGATTCACGTGGACTCGACCAACACTAACGCGATCACTCCCGGCTACACCTACCTCGGTGTGATCACGAGCGTGACTGGTGGAACCTCTGGCAGCACGGCTGGTTCAAGCGGAACTGGTGGCCCACAAGACGCTGGGTCCACGGGCTACAGCATCACGGTAGATGGAGTGCCGATCAACTAATGGAAATTCCTATCAATTTCGACAGCACGACGCCAGCCGCTCCCGGTCCCACTGGTGCCAATGTCAACGTCACGTGGCAGCAGGACAGCAGCGGAAACTTGTCCGGCTACGTGCCGACCATCGCTGGACCGACAGGAGCCACTGGTCCAGCAGGCGCGACAGGAGCAACAGGTGCAACAGGACCAAGCGGCGGTGGTTCGTCAACTGCCGTCGCCCAGCACGTCTGGGTGGCAGCGTCAAACCCAGTCGGTTATCCGAGCGGCACCTATGTAGGCCTCGGGTTCAATCCGGTGGACGCAGGCAGTATGGGAACGCCGAGTTATTACACAACTCTAAAAGCTCCGGCTGCTGCTACAGACCCATTGGCTTGGACGCTTGCAACATCTGCAACGGCATCGAGCTACCACCAGCTTGGCGAGAATGTTGCTGGCGGTGGCTACGGCGGTTGCATGCCGGGCAACTTGGGATTCTTTCAAGCTGTGGCAGCACTCGGTCAGACGACCAACTGCCGCTTCTGGATAGGGCTGAATCAGAGTGGTCCCGGTGTTGCGTGGGCAGACACCACCCTTTATGGCGTCTATGCCGCATTCCGATACTCCACCAACGCGGGTGACGTGAACTTCCAGTGCGTCACGCAGGATGGGTCAGCTTCTGGGCAGACAGTTGTGAGCAGCGGAGTGGCAGCGGACACGGCATATCATACGTTCAAAATCACGTGGGCCGCTGGGCATTTCTTGTTCTCCATCGACGGCACGCAGGTGGCAGACATCAGCACGACCGTGCCGGCAAATTCCACTACGGGGCGCATGAGTGCACTCGCTCACATCGACAACTTGGCTCTGACCAACAACGTCAACATCAACCTCGCGTACCTGATGTGGACAGGTACGCTATAAGACTTTGGAAATCCGGGAAGATCAGCGTCAGCAATCCCACGACTCGGTCAGGCATGGCTGGTTCCTCGAGTCCTTAATTCATGCAAAATTAATGCTTGCGTACTCGCCGCGCAACACGGAGGAACTAAGATCGCATTCTCAATCCCACGTGGTCGCGAGGAGGAAACGTGTCAGCAAGTCTTACGGCTCCCGAAAAAGATGGTTTTATCGGCGTCGGTTTTCGATTCAATCCTGTTCCGGTTCGGCCCCAATGTTATGAACATGCGGGCCCATCAAGAGAAAGCTCATTTGGTATAACTGGCATGGTTGTTCTGGCGGCTATCCTTGGTTCAACTGTTTATTGCATTGTGAGATATTTGCTGTAGACATCGAAGCTCTGAGCTTCGCACAAAAAAACTGCCGCCTTTGGCCTCATGGCGGCTGACTGTGGTCCTCGGTAATAAATCTGCATGACCCGCTCGCCCCGGCTCCTGGAGCCATCCGAAA